CAGAAGCGTGAGCGTAAACTCGTCCGTCTTCTCGTTCTGGACGACCAGGACCGTCGAGCCGCCCCAGTCCTTGATGGTGTCGCTGTCAGGGGTGTTGTTATTGGTTACGCCGTCCTCGGACACGAAGCCGAGGTCGAGAAAGGCAGCATTGAGCTGGGTGGTGGCGTCAGTGGGCAGAGCGGTGCCGGCCGGGGCGCGGAAGATCGCGCCGGCGGTTTTGGGCTTGCCGGTGCTGACGTTTGCGACATTGGGCATTTGTGTTACCTCCTCACAAGAAGTACACGAGCTCGAAGATCGCCTGATAGCGGTAGGTCTTCAGCGTCGTGTCGGTAAAGTTGTAGCTGCTGTTCAGGCTGCAGGCGCTGATCTCCGGCCGGGCGGTGATCCCGGCCATGGCCGCCTCGACCTGAGCACAGAGAAGAGACGCAGCGTCCCGGCTGGGCGCCCAGGCCTGCACGGCTACGGTGGCCGAGGGGATCAGGTTCTCCTCGCTGCCGCCGGTCCGCTCGACCGTGACGAAAGACGCCGGCCGGGGGCTGGGCACGTCGCCGGAGACGGGGATCTCGAGCTGCTGGGAGAGATACTGTACGATAAACTCTTCGATTGTCATATCAGCCGCCTCCCAGTGCCTTGATCAGGGTGTTGTTTTTGAGGTTTTCGTAGTATGCGTGGGCGGATCCTGCCTGCACGAAGCCGTTGACACGGTTCTTGCCGTGCATGACCACGGTCTCGTATTCCAGCCCGGTCATGGACGCGGCCCGGCCGGAGACGGCGTCGGCATATTCGGAGATCACGCCGGCCATTTCTCCGGAGTTCATCAGTTTCATGACGCCCTTTCGGTTAAGCACGAATTTGAAGCTACTCACAGCGCTCCACCCGCACTTTCTTATGCCAGGGCGTCGGGATGTTGGCCTCGATGCCCTGGATCACGTCGCCGAAGGTCCGGAAGCGCTCGCCGAAGATCTCCACCTCCGCGTCGGTCCAGTCGTGCTCGTCGCCCTTGGGCAGGCCCAGCATGTACCGGATCCTCTTGCCGTACAGGGAGACGGAGCTGGTGACGTCGTCGGTGGTGGGCTCGCCCACCAGGACGTTCTGCACCTGCACGGGATCCAGGGCGTAGACGGGGTTGTTGAGCCCGTCTACGCCGGTCTGGGTCTTTTCGTACAGGGTAACGGTCACACCCCTCATGGCTGCGCCTCCCGCACGAGCTCCTGCACGGGGCTGTAGCTGCCCACAGCGGAGCCCATGCCCAGCAGCTGCCGGTCGGTCTTGCCGAGGTACAGCTCCCCGGCGCCGCCGCCGGTGCCGATGGTCCAGCTCTGGGAGTAGCCCAGGCCGGACATGCTGCCCTGGGTCGCGCCCATGGGCACGCCGGAGGCGCTGCCGGATCCGTCTCCCATGGCCCGGACGACCATGCGGCAGGAGACGACCTTCTTGGCGTCGGCCGCTGCGGCGGGAGCCGCGGCGTCGATCAGGACGGCGGCGTCCTCCAGCAGGGTCGAGCAGACGGCCGCCTGGTCGGCGGTCATGGTGTAGAGCAGCCGGGCCTGGACGTCTGCTGCGGTTGCATATGCCGCCATGGGATCACCTCATTTCGTGGCGGTCTTTCGTTTCCTCGTCGCCTTCGGAGGATCCGCCGGCACGAGCTGGACGAAGCCGAGCTTCTCCAGATATGCCGCGCGGTCATCTGCCGCTTGGAAGACGTCCCCGGGATTCCGGAGGACGCCTTTCTGCAGATCATGGAAGGCGACGGTCACCGTCGCCGTCTTCATCAGGCGCCGGTGGTAGCCTTGACGATACGGTCAAGGAAGACGGGCTGCACGGCCAGGCCGCAGTAGGCCACGGTCTGGATCGCGCCATTCTCGTACAGGGCGCCGGTGTGCACGCCGATGATGCCGCTGCCGTCCATGGTCAGGTCCATGCCGGGGATCTCGGCCACGTTGGCGGCCACAACCTCGAGGTTCTCGACGGCGGTGCCGATCACGGTGCCGGCGGCGACGTTGGAGTCGAGGATCACGTTGCCGATGCCCATGAAGTTGGCCAGGTAGGCCAGGCCGGAGGCCTGCTGGATGGTGATGTTTGCGGCACCCAGGTAGGCGTATGCGTCGGTGGGGTTGGCGAAGAAGACGGGAGTGTAGGCCTCGTCTTCGAACTTGACGGCGACAGCCGCAGCAGCTGCGGCGACCTTCGCCTGGAAGGTTGCGCCGGTAGCGGTGCCGGTGCCGGTGGCGATGCCGGTGTAGATGGTCTGGCGGACATACTTCTGGACGAGCTTGAGCAGCGCGTTGTTGGTGGCGCCGACCGCAGCGTCGTAGCCGATCTTGCCGATCCTCTCGATGCTGGTGAGGTTGCGGTACTTCTTGTAGGTCAGCTCGACCACGGTGCCGTTGTCGGTGGCGATGCCGGCGTCGGGGATCAGGGCCTTCTCGGCGACGGCTGCGGCGGGCAGCGTGCCGGAGGTGTTGTAGATCTTGAACGCGGAGCCGGGGGCCATGACCTGGACCTCGGACTTGCCGAGGACGGCCAGCAGGTTGTGCAGGTCGCTCTCGAACTTGGTGACGAAGTTAATGTCCTGGGCCTTGGCGGCCAGGGCGAGAATTTCATTTGCCATTTTTTCAATCTCCTTTTGTGAATAAATCGATGTGTTCGCGGATCGCCTTTAGCCGTTCCTTCTCGTTTTCGATCGCGAGGATGTCGGCCTTGGTGATCGGCTTGAGCTGGGGCTCTCCGGCGTCTCTAATTGCCGGGTAGCCGCTGGACTTGGTAAATGCCAGGATGGCCTCCGCCTGCTTCGCGCAGGCTTCCTCCGTGTCTCCGGTCAGCAGGCTGGCGGGGACCTTCGTCTCAGCTGAAACCTTTTCGCGCATCAACCGGAGCGCCTCTGCCTGTTTCATGCCGTCCAGCTCGGCCTGCAGTGTGTCCGCCTTTTCGCGGATCGCCTTCAGCTCGTCCTCCGGCACGCCGGCGGTTTTGGCCGCCTCCAGGGCTGCGCTCAGTGCTGCGTTGTCAGCCTTGACTGCCTCCAGGTCGCCCTTGGCCCGGTTGATGTCCGCCCCGTTGAGGTCCATAATCTGCTTGATCTGCTCGTCAGTGGCGTTGGGGAATAATGCGGTGATGTCTGTGCGTTTCATGCTTTGGCCTTTCTCCGCTACGCTTTTTACGGGGTCGCATCCCAGCGGTCGCGTGTTTTACGCCGCGCCCGGCAAAATTATCAACATGCCCCATGCGGGGCTTTGATACGGTGTTAAGAATGGACACGTTACACGTCGGTCTCTTCAGCTGCGGAGCTGTTCAGCTCTTTACGTTTCTCGTAAGCGTCCGCCTTTTGCTCCAGGATCTTCTCCCGGTTCTCTGCGTACAGCTCGCGCCGCATGGCGTTGATCTTATCCTTCGAGCTTCTTCCCTCGGCGTCCTCGTACATCTTCAGGTATTTGTCCGGATCGTAGCCGGCCACGCTGGAGCTGCCGTCGAAGCGGATCTGGTAGGTGCAGTCGCAGTTTGCGTGGATGTGCTCGGCATGGCCGCCCTTGAGGGCCTTCGCGCTGGCCGGCTGCCAGCCGCGGCTCGCCAGGGTGATGCAGAAGGCGCAGGTGTCGCCCACGGGGATCCAGGCCCACTCGGCGTTGTCCCGGATCGCGTTCTGCATGGTGGTGTCCACGCCGGTGCGCTTGACCAGGCGGCCGATGGAGGCGGCGATGATCTCCTCGTTTTGCGTCTTGGCGGTGCCCACGATCGCCCGCGCCACCTCGTCGATGGGCGCGGTGGGGGCGGGGACGGCAGGGTCCAGGGTCCGGCCTGCCAGGGCGGCTGTGGCGTCGTACCACTCGGCGGCCAGCGCCGCTGCGGCCTCGCCGTACTTGTTCGAGATCGCGAAGGCGGCGTCGATCAGCGCGTCCATCTCGTCCGGAGTGGATGGGATTCCGAATTGCTGCAGATAGTAGAGGATGGACTCCGTGGCCTCGTCATTTACCTTTCGCAGGGCCGCGATATAGCGGTCCCACGCGCGTTTGCTGGTGATCATAGATCAAGATCCTGCAGGACGGCCAGGCCGCGCTGGCGGGCTTCCTGGGCGCGAATCCGGCGAATATCGGCCTTGTCGAAGCCGATCATCTCCAAGAAGGTGTCCGTGCCGGCAAAGCCCTGGCGCTGGGTCGCGATCTTGATGGCGGCGTCCGCGGTCACGGCCACGCTGGGCATGGCCGGGTTTTTGAAGTGGGCCACGATGGCCTGCTCCTCGTCCGTCAGCTCGTCCAGGGTCCGGTTGGTGGAGATGGCCAGCGCCATGAGAGCAATGGTCCGCAGCGCGTCGCCGTTGCCGGTGTTGAGCTGCTCGGCCATGGCCACCAGGGTCTGGGACTGTGCCAGGATAGCGTCGGAACTGGTGGGGTTTGCTTCGCTCACCACGCCGGTGTCGGTGACGGTGAGGCCTGTCGCGGCGGAAAACTGCGTGGCCAGGATCCGGATCATCTCCACGTGAGGAGAGATGCTGCCCTGGCTCAGCTGGCCGAAGGTCGGTTTCTCGCCGGTGTCCGGGTTGGTGGTCGCCGCCAGGATGTTTCCGACGTACTGCCGGAACTTCTGATTGATCAGCGTCTCGTACTGGTCGTCCGTGACGCCCAGCAGGTACTTCTGGGGCGCCGTCGCGAACTCCAGGCCGATGGTGGCGTTGGCAATCGTCCGGACGTAGCCTTGGATCAGTCGCCTGATCGGCTCTTTGATCCGGGACCGGCCGAAGGGCTTCGAACTGGTCGCGTTCCAGATCAGCGGCTCCATGAGGGGCCGGCCCATCTTGTGCGGATAGCGGATAAAGCTCCAGACGTCACCCCGGCGGGCGAAGACCAGCACGGCGTCGTCCAGGTAGAGGTTGATCACCGAGGGCGTCCAGACGGCGGCGTCCATGTTGTCCGGCGCCGTGTCGATCACGGCCATGCCGTAGGCGATCCGGCCCTTGTCGCCGTCCCAGCGCGCTGCGGCAGTCTGGGGGGAGTGGAAGCGGATCTTGCAGCCAATCGCCGGGTCCGCGCTCAGCGTGGCAAAGTCGCAGCCGTACTTGAGCTCGTCCCGGGTGGCCTTCATGTACTCGGCGATCAGCCGGTTATTGACCACCAGAGCATCGAGGGCCTCCACTTCCTCGCCGTCCATGCCTACAAAGCCGTCGAACATGGACCGGAGTGCCAGGACGTCGACGCACTTGGCGCCCCAGGCACAGCCGATCTCCAGCCGGCTGAGGCCGTCCGGCAGCGCGATGCCCAGGTTGACGGAGTTGAGGGAGATGTTTCCCTCGTAGTACTTGTCCTTTTCGGCGTTTTTGGCACTGTGGGAGGCGTAGATGTCCAGGAGATCCTCGAAGGCGTGGACCTCGTATGCAGTGAGCCCGGAGAACTGTCCGGGCACGATGTTGAGATACATAGCGATCACCCTATTTTCATTTTTTTGGCCGGGTCACGTTTGGAAGTCTTGGCGCCCCAGAGAGCCAGTGCTGCGGCCTCGATCGGGGCGGAGGCGTCGCCGCCGAAGGCCCAGCCGCCGGCCAGCGGCCGCTTGATGGCGGAGACCGCGCTCTCGCGGAGGATCTCTTGCC